GGCACCGCATCTCACCGGCACCAGGTGATTCCCAAAATCTGGGGCAAGTCTCTGTTGTCGTCGAACTGCAACACGCTATGGTGCATGGCGCTAAACAATCGCGACGAGCACGACATCCGCTGGTTCGCGATGCTGCACAGCGACATTGAGCCGCAGCCGCTGTGGCTCGACGGCCTGATTGATGTCGCCGAGGAATTCGGGGCCGACATGGTATCCGCGGCGGTGCCGATCAAGAATGAAAAAGGGCTGACGTCCACGGCGATCGGCGAGCGGGGTGGCAATGTCGCCAGCTACCGGCTTACGCTGTCACAATTGCACCACGAGCGGTTCCCAGAGTCGTTTGACGCCGAAGCGGCCATCGAGTCCCTGCGCATCCTGCCGGGCGATCTGGCGGTTCTGCACGACGTGGCCTGGCCGGAGCTGTTGCTTAATACTGGCTGCATGATTTGCCGAATTGACAAGCCCTGGTCCGAGCGGGTGTTCTTCGAGAACCGCGATTGGATCGAGAGACACGACGGCATGTGGCGAGCGAACGACTTTTCCGAGGATTGGATGTTTTCACAGAAGGTGAACCAGTGCGGCGGAAAACTGGTGGCAACCACTCGGGTTAAGGTTGTCCATAAGGGCGTGGGCTGGTTCGATTCGTCGAAAACGTGGGGAATACCGAACGATTGCGGGCATTTACGGGAAGGGGCCAAGGCATGACTGAGATTTACATCTATGACGACATTGGGCCAGAGTGGTGGGGACTGATTGGAGCGAAAACGGTCCTGGGGGAGTTGGATAAAGCAAGCAAGGGTGCTCCGGTCACGGTGCGAATAAACTCCCCTGGCGGCGATGTTGTGGAAGCACAGGCGATTTACAACGCATTAAGGCGGCATTCTGACGCTGGCGGCCGGGTAATCGTCGAGATTGACGCGTTGGCGGCGTCCGCGGCTTCCTACGTGGCGATGGCCGGTGATACGATTCGGATTGCCGAGAACGCCATGCTGATGATCCACAACGCCTGGACGGTTGCATTCGGTAATGCTTCGGAAATGCGATCGACGGCCGACCTGCTGGATAAGTTCGACGGCATAATTACCGCTACTTACTCTTCCAGGGTCGGCACAAAGTCTACCCGCCAGCAGATCGTCGACTGGATGCTGGCCGAAACGTGGATGACGGCCAACGAGGCCGTTAATCGTGGCTTCGCGGATGAAATTGGGACGCCATTGCATGTTGCCGCGGCCGTGAAAGAAGGGCGGTTCCGCAAAATGCCGGCTGCTATGGATACAGGCGGCCAAAATAGGCGTGAAATCAGCCGTGGAGAGTCGCTGCAGCTCGCCAAGGAGCAAATACGGTTGACAAGGAGGCGAATGGGCGTTTAAATCAGAGTAGACATTGTGAATTTCAGTGCCTTCGCCAAAAGCGGCGGAGCCTGTTTGCAGAATGGGGAAGAACCCGCATCTGCCGACACGTTCCGCCGTTTGTCGTTTTCGGGACTTGTCGGCCAAACCGATGGAGTCCATCATGAAAACGGCTGCACAACTGCGAGAGGAAATCGCCGCTCAGTTCGATCGCATTCAGGCGATCCTCGACGTCGCATCCGACGCGAAACGCGAGCTGACTACCGAGGAAAAGTCGTCGATCGACGCGATCCAGGGCGTCGGCAAGAAGGGTGAAGCCGGTCACAAGCCAGGCGTCATCGACAGCCTTGAGGCCGATCTGGCACGTGCCGAACTTGTCGAAAAGCGGGCTGCTGATTTGGCGGCAAAGCGCACCGGCGGCATTCCACAGGCATCGAGTGGCGATCCGCTGGATCAACGGATCGGAGGCGGCCGGATCAAGCTGCCGGCCCAGGTTCGGGTCACGCGGTTGCAGGCATTCCGCGGTCCTGATGCCGATTTGCACGCCTATACCGCGGGCCAGTTCTACATGGCACTGATCGGCAAGCCAGCGGCAAAGCAGTGGTGCCGGGAGCATGGCATCATGAACGCCACAATGATCGAGAGCACCGATTCGCTCGGCGGCGTACTGGTCCCCGAAACCACATCATCGATGATTATCGACCTGGTAGAAGAACGTGGCGTATTCCGCCGCGAATCGAACGTCGTGCCAATGGCCGGCGACACCCATAACGAGCCGCGGGTCGCGTCGGGATTGACGGCATATTTCGTGTCGGAAGGGTCGGCGATCACCAGCAGCAACTTGACGTTCGACAGCGTGAAGTTGGTGGCTCGAACGCTGGCGGCATTGGTGCCGATCAGTATTCAACTCTCGGACGACGCGATTGCCAACGTCGGCGATAAGGTGACGCAAAAGATCGCCTACGCATTCGCCGACAAAGAGGACGAATGCGGCTTCAATGGGACCGGCTCGTCGACGTATGGCGGGGTTGTCGGCTTGATTTCGGCAATCGCCGCCGGATCGAAGTATACGGCGATCACCGGCAATACTGCGTTCAGCACGCTCGACCTCGACGACTTTGAGGCGATGGTCGGCAAGCTGAAGCAATACCCCGGCATTCGGCCGAAATGGTACATCAGTCAGGCCGGATGGGCCAACTCGATGCTTCGGTTGGCAGAGGCCGCCGGCGGAAATACCGTTTCTCAGGTTCAGGCTGGCGCCGAAAAGATGTTCCTGGGATTCCCTGTCGTGATTACGCAGGTGATGAACAGCACCACATCGGCGCAGACGTCGACCGATGGCATTTGCTACTTCGGCGACCTGCGAATGGCAACGTCGATGGGGGTCAATGGTGGTGTCCGTGTTGATGTTGACCGGAGCTATGGTTTCAACCAGGCGTTGATCTACATCCGAGGCATGGAACGCTTCGACATCGTGTGCCACGAGATCGGCACCGCGTCGGTGTCTGGTGCGGTCGTGATGATGTCGACGCCGTCCAGCTAAGTGATGAGACAGCGGATGTGGTTTTTGGTTCCAACAGTTCAAGCGAGGCAAAAATGAATGCTGCACAGAGAAACAAGTTTGTTTCGGTCGCGCCACCGGCGGCAATCGTGGATAACGCATCGGTTACATGCAATGTGATCGACACCCAAGGATGGGATTATGCGGAAATCAATGTCTACATCGGGGCAACCGACATCGCCACCGTGGCGTTGAAGGTCCAAGAATCGGATACTAAGTCAAATACAACCACGCTCACCAGCGGCGCTGATGTCACCGGACTGGTGTACGGAACATCGACCAACATCGCCGGGAGCACGTCGAGCCTGCCGTCCTCGACGGCCGACAACTCGTGCTATCGCTTTGAGGTCGACCTGCGGGGCCGCAAGCGGTATTTGTTGCCTGTGATTACCGGCGGCGATGGTGCTGCTGGAACATATTACTGCTGCTGGTGCGAACTGTCTCGCGGCGATGTTGTCACCGACTCGGCATCGGGGCGTGGATACGGCGACATCCTGAGGGTTCCGTAATGGTCATCAGGCTATTGAAGCCGTGGCAAGGTTGGAAGCGAGGGCACGTGTTCGCCGCATTTTCCGAGGGTGCGGCGAACACTTTGATAAAGCGGGGTATTGCCGTTGCTGATACAGACCCTAAAGCCGATCAGGTCAGCAGATCCATCGTTCGAGCCGGTGACGCTCGCAGAGGCAAAGTCGCACCTGCGAATCGCTGAATCAAACGAAGATCACCATGTTGATATATCGCGGCTAGTCCAGCTTGCCAGGGAGTCGATCGAAAGCGACACAAACTATGTTGTCGCCACTGGAACCTATGTCGTGAAAATGTCTGATTGGCCAGACGATGATTTTATCGTTTTGCCAGTGCGTCCGGTGTCATCGCTCACCAGCGTTCAGTATGTCGACTCCGCGGGAGCAACGCAGACGTACTCTTCATCCAACTACTCGCTGAATCTGTATAAGGGGCTGCATAGGATTCAGCTTGCCTATTCCGCGACGTGGCCGACAACTCGTGGTCACGAGAACGATATCACGGTCACTTTCGTTGCCGGATATTCGACAGCGGCGGCAGTCCCGGCGCAGATCAAACAGTTAGCGTTACTGAAAATTGAGCAACTGTTCGACGGCGACCCAAAGGGATTGTGTGAACGTGCATACGAGTGGCTGCTAAAGAAGTTCGCGAGGCCAACCTACCCATGATCAACGCACGACGAATGCGACATAGCGTTGACGTGGCCGTGCCTCAGGAGGTGCTCGGTGATCGCGGCCAAAAGCTGCCGGCTGTTCCGCTGGTCGTGTCCAAGGGCGAGCCATGCGAAATCGAGACGCTGCAAGGCAGGGAGATTGAACAATCCCGGCAAATGTTTGCATCAGCAACGCACCGGGTCCGGATGAGGTTCAATCGGTCGCTGCAGTTGAGTCCGAAACATTTGCTGTTGTTCAATGGTCGCACGCTGAACATCGGTCACGTGAACAACGTGAACCAAAACGACCGCGAAATCGTGCTGCTGTGTGCCGAGGAGGTGCAAAAATGACCTCTTTTGTCTCGGCAAAGGTTGTTGGCCGTGACTCGTCGCTTGCTGCCTTTGAGGAAATGAAGCGAGCCACGAGAAATCGAATCGTGCGAAAGGCCGTCACGTCTGGAACCAATCCCATGAATCGCGCCGCGAAGGCGAGCAGCAAATTCATCGATCGCACAGGGTTGCTGCGGAAGTCGATTGGCAAAAAGGTCCGCACATATCGTAACAGCGGCGCAACCATTGGCGTCATTGGGCCGCGGCGTGGCTTCGCACGCAATCGCAATATTCTGGGATCGTGGAATGCGAGCACTGGCCACAGGGCGATACGGCAGGTGCGAATCAATCCGACACATTACGCTCATCTTGTTGAGCATGGACACGGCGGCACGGCGCCGGCTGGACCCAAGCGTTTCCTGCTATCGTCATTCAACGCATCCAAGTCGTCTGCCATTGCCGACTTTTCCTCGAAATTCTCGGTAGAGGTCATGTCGGAAGCGGCAAAAGCATACGCGAAACAGAGGTCAAAAAATGGCTGATGTTTCGACACGCTTTCGGACATTCCTGCTTACCGACACAACGATTGCGCAGATGGTCGGCGAGCAGGTACATCAGGGATTTGTGCCGGAAACCACAAAGGGCGATTACGTCTGGTTTTCGCGTTCCGCGAGCGAGCCGCTGCGAGTCTTGGCGTCGGGAGCAATTGATCCGCTATCAGTGCGGTTTGATGTCGAGGCGATCAGCGACGACCTGGACAGGGCTCAGGCCTTGGCAGCGGCGATTCGCTCCAAGTGTGATGCCTATCGCGGAACGTTTGGAGACTCGACAACGCAAGGGATATTTGTGGAGGATCACAACGACGATTACACGCCG